CGCGCTGGAATCCCGCGCAATCCCCGACACGCACAGGGTTGCATCAATGCCGCAGGACGTGGAGCTAAATCAAATTCTTGGCGAATATCTCACTGAGGAACTTGCCGCAGTAGCGCCCGATATTGATTGGTATGACGGCAGGTACATGGATGGATTGGTCTCTGGAATTCTTGACGTGGTGATGGCCGGTCACGCGAGGGTGCCGGGAGATATGCTTTACCTGCTTCCGCAGGCAGATGCTCTTGATGACATCTGGGCGTGCGCCCACAGCGGATACTCAGTAGAAGACCTGAAAATCAAAATAGAAATGCTTAAGGGGCAGGACAATGAATGAGCTGAAACCGGTGGCGTGGATGTCAATGGACACCCCGCCAAAAGAAGAAGATGGCACCGTTTTGGTGTGGGCTGAGAACATGCCGGTCAGCATGGGGTGCTGCGAGGACGGCTACTATGTGTTCACTGAGTGCGAGGACTTGCACAACTACTTTGAGGGAAACGGAGAGTGGCTCAAAGAGTACTGGACGCTGTGGATGCGACTGCCTGACCCCGGCGGCAAGAACCAATTGGCCGACACGCACAGGGTTGCATCAGTGCCGCAGGACGTGGAGGGGTTTATTGTTGAGAACGAGCTGCCAGCCTTTGGCGATGATTCAAAGGTATTCACTTTTATCAGGACGGCAACTTTACGCGCATGGATGGCCGGTCACGTGAGGGTGCCGGTGGAGTTTATCGACGCGCTCAGAGATTTGCTGGCCGCAGTGGACTACGACCAAGAGATGACAGGCCCGAGGTCACGCGCTGATGAGGCTCTTGCCATGCTCACCGCGAGCAAGGGGCCGCACAATGAATGAGCTGAGGCCGGTGGCGCTGTTCGGAGGAACGGCAAACAATAACTCGGAAATTTGGGCCAGACGGCTAAAAGATTGGGAGCTACCTGCGCGGGACACGGAACTTTACGCAATCCCCGACACCCACAGGGTAGTAAGTGTGCAGATGCTAGAAACTCTGATGGACTGTGCTGAGGACTCGCCCATCCGCAGGGAGCTTGCCGTGTACGAATCCATACGCGCCATCATCGACAACAAGGGGGCGACATGAAGCCAGAGCACTGCAAGGGGTGTACACATTTCAACAACGCCGGGAATTTGAGGTTAAAGAAATTCAACTCGTGGTGCTGCGCTCACGGCACTACTGCATCGCTTGCGATAGGCTGGTGCAAGACGCACAACCAGAAAACGGAATCGCAGGCCGCGCAGTACCTGCAAACGGTCGAGCCGGGAATAATAATTAACACTAAAGCTTAAGGAGGCAAAATGAAATTCAAGAAACTGACTACTACTGCTATCACTCCCACGCGGGGCTCTCCCAACTCCGCAGGGTTAGACCTCTATGCAGACAGCGACGTGCTTGTATCGTCAGGCGCATCAGTGATGCTCGGGACTGGTATCGCAGTTGAGATACCGGCTAACCACGTCGGGCTTGTCTGCATTCGCTCAAGCGTTGGTAAAGCGGGCGTTGCACTGGCTAACTCCGTAGGGGTGATAGACTCTGACTACCGGGGCGAGATCAAGCTGTGCCTAACCTACACTGCGGGCAATGGTGGGCACTACATACGTAAGGGGCAGGCCATAGCGCAGCTAGTCGTTATGCCGTACCTACATACCGAGCTGGTTGAGGTAGACGCACTGAGCACTACCGAGCGTGGCGCTGGTGGGTTTGGAAGTACAGGGCAATGAGCACGAAACCCCCCGGCCCACCACCAATAATCGTAGGTGGGTGCGCAGTCACGGGGCCGGGGGCCTATTACGCATGATGGGACTTAAGTAGCATCAATGATGGGACTTAAGTGCCATCAACAAAGATTTCTGCTGCGAATCCTTGTCCTGCAGCACACTCATCACCCTCTCATCTAAGCAGCCCTGTGCAATCAAGTGGATGATCCGTACAGGGAGCGTCTGCCCCTGCCGGTGCAGCCGTGCATTGAACTGCAAGTACGCCTCCAGTGACCAGCTCAGACCAAACCAGACGCATAACGCCCCGCCGTCCTGCAGGTTAAGACCATGCCCTGCCGACTGGGGGTGAGCGAGCAGCATCTTGATCTCGCCTCGGTTCCAACGGTCAATAGTCGTCGGGTCTTTGTCCAGCACGACCGCATCAGGAAAAGCTTTCTGCAATCGCTCAAGGTCACTCTTAAAGTTGTAAGCCACCAGCATGGGCTCGTCGTTGTCTTCCACCAGCGCCTGCAGGACTTCTATTTTTGCGTCATGGACCAGCGCCCAGTGTTTATGCTCGCTGGTGTAAATCGCCCCGTTGCACCACTGCAGAAGCTTTGTAGCCAACGCTCCCGCGTTTACCGCCTCGATCACTTCCCCGTCAGGCAGATCTGCCAACAGCGTTTTTTCAAACTGGTCGTACTCAGCCTTGATGGATTCTGGCAGCACAATGCTTTCCACCAAATCTATTCGCTCCGGCAGCTCCAAGTAATCCTCTGCCGACATACTCAGCCAGCTCGAGGACATGAGCTGCTGGATCTCCTCAGCGGCCCCCTTGCGCAGGGTCCACTTGTACCCCATGTAATCCGCTTCAAAAAACCGCTGCTTGTAGCCGGTCATTGTGCGACCAAGGGTTATGCCGTAGTCGATCAGATACTGCTGTGACCAGACGTCTAGCAGGCCGTTTGGGGAGGGTGTACCCGTAAGGAGTACCATGTGATGGGTTTCTGGGAGAGTCTTCTTCAGCGCCTTCCAGCGCAGAGAGGATGAGTTTTTAAAGCTGCTCGACTCGTCTACGATCACGCAGTCGAAAGGCCACTTTCCCCGATACTGTGTGACCAGCCACGGGAGGTTCTCACGATTAATCGTGTAGATGTCTGCCGTAGTCTGCAGAGCCGCCAGCCGCTGCCGCTCGGTGCCAATACAGACGCTGACTTTTAAGTGAGACAGATGCTCCCACTTGGTCACTTCCTTTGGCCATACGCTTTTGGCCACACGCAGTGGGGCTATCACTAACACCTTGTTTGCGCAAAATCCATCCAGCAAATCGACGATTGCCGTGAGGCTCGAAACCGTTTTCCCTAGACCCATCGCTAACGCCAATCCGCAACGCTTTTTGTCTTTTATATATTCAATTGCCCGCAGCTCGTACGGGTGCAGATCGTCACGGGAAAGCATCGATGGCCTCTAAATTGTTGATGACCCGCACGTCACACCCCAATTGGGTGCGCCGTTCGTGGTCTCGTATTTGGGATGGGCTGAGTCGCCCGGTGGGACTTTTAAGCTCTACAAAAATAATGCGTCCGCCGATCAGCGTCACGATTCTATCTGGTACACCACGCCTGCCGGGGCTGACAAATTTTTCACACGTTCCACCCAAGGTCTTAACCCTTTCGACTAACGCTTTTTCTATTTTTGACTCCAACATAACCCACCTCTGCCAGCGCTTCATAGGCCATCGCGATATACGCATCGTAGTCTACGTCAGTGGGGAAATTTTGTGGCAACACCATCAGCGGTATAGCCCCAGATGATTTCGCAACGCGATTCCCGTTAATGCTGTAATGGATGCACTCGTCGATAGGTATCGATGTCGATAGGTAAAACCGCACGGCGCGACCTAGATACTCCCCGCGCCAAATGGCACCTCCGGTAACACGCCGCAGCGTGAGAAACTTGCGGATGTCAGTACAGTCACGGATAGTTGTTTCAATCGGGATGTCGTTTGCCACGCGCTGCGCTACGGCGTGGTAGATGATCTCGCTGTCCGGGTTTTTAGATAATCCGGGTGAGGTGAAAACACCCTTGCACTTAATGGACCCGTCCTGCTTTATCGCGATGTAGTTATTCACGTCACGGCTTGCCAGTGCGCTGTAGCGTGACTCCTCAAGCTGAAAGCTGGTGTCCAGCATCCACTCCCACACAATCAGCGCAATCGTCTGCTCAAGCTCTTTTTTGTATAGCACGACGACCCCATCGGTATTCGCACTCACTACCTGCCCACCCGCTAATTCAAACCGCTCGATCAGCATCAGCAGGGCGAGCTGTCCGGTGATGGTTGTCTGGATTAGCATCTCGGGGGCGTACAGCGCAGAGTACTTGCTGCCTAGTTTTCCAAACGAGCCATTGACGGCAATTTTGAGGGTTTCCGCAGTGACCTTGTCCCCTGCGCGTTTCGCCGTGATCCGCTTGTCCAAGATCGTTTGGTAAACGTCGAGGAAGGGTCTGCCGAATGCGTCCGGGGCCAGCTTCTGCTGCAGGATAATGTTGGGGTAGTACGAGGCAACGTCAAAGTCGGACAGCAGCTCATCTTCCCCAGCGATAACGTACTGAGACTTCTCGCAGCTGTGCAGTCCACCAATCCCCATTTTATAAGTCGTGCCACCGATCTCGATACGCGTATTGCGCAACCACTCGGGCATCACAACGCTGCCGCTCCCCCCGAGGGTGAACGTGTCATTCCGGATCCTGCGATACACATCCTTAAGCTGTTGTGTCTCAAATTTTATGATTTTTGGATTGCTGTACGTAAAGGTAAAATCGCCTTCAAGATTTGGGGCCCGGTACGTTTTGGCTGTAAGCTTGTTCATCTCAAATTTTATGATTGTCTCGGCGATCTGTGCGTCTGACTTACTACGCAGATCCATACCGTATTCTTTTGACATCTGTGCCCGCAGGGCTATCGTCGGTGCCAGTGCCTTGTAAAGGTCAGCGGTCATGGCCAAGTCATTTATACAATAGTCGCACAGCTGCTGGCGCACCTCTGGGGTAATGCTGGACTCAGGGGTGATGGGTAGGTCCTGCAGCGTAGGGGTGTGTAAGCGTCCCCCGTAGATCTTGAGACTACCTGATCCCGGTGCAACCTCGATTATGTCGATGTGGTCCCACGCAGGTCGATTCAGACTGTGCCGGTCGTATATCTGCCAGCCCGGTACACGTGACACGATGATCTCATCGCATATCGCTTTTAGCTGTGCGCAGGAGCAACCGGCGAGGGCTGCGACAAGGATCGGCAAATCGAAGTTGATGCCGTTGAAGCTGACAGTTGTGTACTTCTGCATTAATTTTGTAACGGTTTCTACATCAAACGCTTTCCCCTCGTACATCTCAAAGCGTCGGGTTTTCCCGCTATCAAGCTCGAGGACACAGAGTAAAAAATAATCTTTGTAGACTTCGGTATCGAGGATAACCATTGGGGGACCGTGTGATAATTTTAAGAAAAAAATACCACTGGCAGTCTCCCACCAGCGGCACGTTTTTATTTATTGAACTTAAAAGTCTTCGTCGGTTCCGAACGCATCGAACGCATCAACACTGACAGAGTTGTCGCTGAACGGATCTCCGTCACGCACAAACTGCACACCGTCGAGCTGTGCGTTGATACGCTTGCCGAACTGATTGTCCTGCGCCCACAGACTGATAATCCCGTTGACGAAGCACCCGGCGTAGATGACGTTGTCTGCTTCCGCAATCGGGGTTTTATCGCGGTTAATCACCAAAGGGCGCTTCTTTGTTGACGCCTTCAGGGTGTACTTCCCTGCGAACTCAGCGCGTTCTGTTTCGTCGCCGTCCTTCAGACAAATCTTGTCCGACGGCACTTTACCTTTAAGCTCCGTCTTTGACATCGTCTCGATCAGGCTCTGAATCTCCTTGATCGTCGCAGCGTGCTCCTTCTTATCAAGAATGAAGGTTGCCTCGTACTTGCCGGTGGACTGGCCGCCGAAAGTCGCGGTGTTGAAAAGGGAGGGGAAGGAAAGTCTTACGTTTGCCATTTTAATCGTCATTTTAAATCCTCGGTTTCATTTTAAAGTGTATTTTCTGTTTCATGTGGAACCCGTTAAGCGTAGCTTAAAAGCTACTTTATAGCAACAACTTGGTTATATTCGCAGTTGCCATAGTATCCGCTCCTGCGCCGCGCTTATTTCAGTCAACAAACTATTGGTTTTTCCGCATGTGCGACACACGTCAGTAAACACCTCTCTTGTACTCAAAAGCAGGCTTTTTGTGTGTTCTTCAGGCAAGCCAAACCCAGAGATTTTTGAAATCTGTATTTGAGTGCCGCAGCTACATGTGTAGTCGTAGGTCAAAGTGGGAACCACTGTGCCGCTGTCGGGTGTGACCGTTAGCTTCAGTACTTCGTTGTCACCCATCACACACGCTCCTGCGCTGCGCTCTCGCCTGCCAGTGCGAAGTACGCTGCACCATCCTCATATGAGTCGGCACGGTATCCGCCCGCCTGTGCCCTGACCATCTTCAAACAGGTCATGAACAGCCAGCCCTGCTCGTCGGTCAGCCCATGCCCTGTTAAGGTATTGAACATCGTCACAGTCTTGCTGATGCTGCGCTCGCCCTGCGGCTGGTCGTACGTCGTGGCCCGGTCTTGCATGTGCTGCGCTGCTGTGTGGAGTATGTCTGCGGCGGTTACCGGGTACGGTTCCTTGAGTTTGGGCGCACTGGTTTTTGCTTCGTCACCAAACGTCGTCGGTCCCATCAGAGCTTCCGTGTGCGCGTAACAAAATCCACTGGACGGTAGGGCTGCTGCCGTACAGCTTTTAGCTTTACAATGCTGGCTCATTTCTCTGCTCCTTTAATGCCGTTACGGCATATTCCCATTGGTGAAAGTACTGCACCGGACATCCCACGTGGGATGGCGGTGATTGTTTTACCTGCAGCGAGGTACTTCGCTATCTTCGCCTCAAGTATCGCCGGGTCGGCTTTCTTCGCATGCGTTGCCGTCTCCGACAGTTTTCTAAAGTAATCTTTTGAATGCACTGTATACCCCTCGTCAAATTTCATTCCACCCACTCCCCACGCTCAATACAGACCCGCAACGGCCTCATCGTTTTAGTCGCCGCGTTGTATGTCATCTGCAGTTCGTACTCGACGCACGGATGGCGGGCCTCATTATCGTTACCCTGCTTAATCCCCCACGCGAGACCCACCACGACGAGGGTAACCGCTACCAACCCCGGCGGATCGAGAAACCCCTCACGCTCAAAGCGGTGCATGGCAAAAATAAGCGTGGCTATCCATGCAATTACCGCCAGTATTCCAATAATTATTTCGATCATTTCACCACCTTCTCGCAGGTGTAGCGCACGTCTTCATACACAAAGCTGCCGTAGTTGTCGCAGGTCTCGATTATCCCCCGCTCCGCCATGGCGCTGGCCCATATCCAGATCATCGCGCATAACCCAAGCGCTGCCAAACTACTTCCAACGCTCATCACAGCTTCAAAGTTCTCGTTCATTTCACACCTTTATAAAATATATGGTTATCAATTGTAGCTACGACGTAGCCACTGTTCGCCCAATCGGGATGCACCCACAGAGCATGGTAGTGCGTAGCATCTCCCACCACCGGAGCACTGCGCCCCTCGTACACCGCCTGTGCCACACGCTGCGCAGAATGCCAATACACACTGTTGAGATCGGGCTGGTCACTCTTGCCGTCACAGTAAAAGCTGAATGCGCACTCGCTGGGGGTCTCCCCTCCGTCGTACACAACACCGCATGCGTCGTCCGGGTAGCGTGGGTCGTGCATCCGGTTCATCACCACCTCGGCCACTGCAAACCTACCGGCAAGCGGCTCGCCTCTAGCCTCCCAGTACACCGCCATGGCGATGCACATCACCTCGTAGAGGATCATTCGTCGTCTCCGAGTGATGTGCACTCAGCGACCTTGTACGACAGGTCTGCCACCTTTAACTTAAACGCTTCACCCACCGCTAAATCTTCTGCCTCGTCCAGTGAGTTGGCTTCAACTATTACGGTGGTGTACCCCACAACCTCAACATCAATCCTGTACTTTTTCATCTCACCACCTCTTCTGACGAAAACAAAACCTGAATGTTTGCGTCATGTGATCTCGCACTTCTTCTGCAATTTCTTCGTCAACACCCTCAAGATCAGCATCAACCAAGTCGTGTACCTTTTCCCAGAGCTTTTCACACAGCTCATGGGCTGCATCCATCTGCTCCTCTGTCATCTCACCACCTCCACCAAGCTTTCAGTTTCGATCCAGACCTTCGCGCCGCAGGACAGCGGCTTGTCTGCGCTGTACACCACTCGGCTCGGGCCATGTATGAGCACCTCGTTGCAGGTGCGGTTTTCTTTATAAGTCTTCACCGTGAGCACCGGGAGGTCTTCGCCCTTGGCGTTCGCCTTGATGTGGTGCTGGTTAACATGGATTCTCGTTATCATCTTGGCTCTCCTCAGTGGACCGCGTGGTCGTCGGTAAACGTGGCGCGGTGAGTCAGCGTAGCGATAATGCTTTCCATCAGCACCTCTGCCGGGACTCCGCGAAACTCCACCTCCGCCACCAGTACGTTGGTCAGTGCGCACAACACGCAGGATGCCTTGAACTGCTCGCTCCTGTCTGATGTTTCCGTGTAGTTATCAATGAGCGCAGCAATACTCTCTATCAACCTGTTTACTTCTTCTCTTGCGCCTTCGGGCATCTCGTAGCTCATCGTTGTTGCTCCATTAAGGAATACAGTGTCTCTTCCACGTACTGACACACGCAGTAGTACAAGTCGGTGTCAAACTTCCCGACGTAGTTGTTGCCGTCCCACACTTGGTCGTACCCCTCACGCAGCTCTTCCAGCATGCCGATCAGCCTCGCGTCCTTCTTCAGGGCGCTCAACGCCTTGCGTGTCACCTCACAAGGTATGCCTATACGCAGTATCAGGTTGTTCCACACGTTTGATGGCACCCCGCCCCCAATCGCGCCTGAGTAATCGGCGAGAAGCACGATCTCCTCCGTCGCCGGAGTCATCGGGTCAAACTCTAGGTACGCTTTCTGTGGGAAGCACTGACCGGGGTACTGGCAGAACACGGGCTTTCGTTTCTTGTTGGTTGTTTGGATTTTCATTTTTTTTCTCCTGTTTACGTTTGCTTGTTATTCAGATCGCCAGACCCTGATCCCATCACCTTCACGGCGAACAACGAATCGCTTTCCGTGCCGAGTACCGCAGGTCATGGCTGCGCGGTATGCGCGACCGTTGATGTCTTCGCCACGAAAGAAAACACTTTCGTTGACCCCCATGTGACTGAAAGGGTATTTGGTGCTCCGAGAAAACGCGGGGAGCGGTACGTCAGTTTCGATTTGCATTAGGGCCTCGTTTCTTTAATTAATTAGTTACTACAGTTGCGATACTACTTATTACTAAAACCCCTGTCAACTACTCTTGAATACTTTTTGCCTCTATTACCTCATCCTCTAACGCCATCAGCGCCGACTCGCCCAGTGAGCCAATAATATCGACTTTCCGGGGGGAGCCTGTCTTGCTGATAGTGGTGATGTAAACGCCAAGGATCTCGACTTGCTCTGGCAAGTTGTACACGTCGTCTGCTGGCAGGATTGCGTATTTAATTTCGACTTCAGAAGTTAAGTAGCTGGTCAACGTGTCGGTCATTGTTTTTATACTCCTCGCGCATGCGCATCGCCTTGTCCGGATCGGTCTGGCTAAGGGTTCGCAGGAACTCTTGTACGGCCAGCGTGCCGATCATTTTTCCAACAGATGCTTCGTGGTAATCCCCCAGCTCACGCAGCATGGCGTAATGCTCGGCGCGGATTGTGACAGAGACCCACGGGATTTCACGGCGGGAAGGGGAGGTGGGGGGAACGTACCCGATAGGCTTTTTCTTCTTTCGTTTGATCCAAGTAGCCATAGTTATCTCCTATAAAAGACGTATCACAGAATACATGATTTTGTGATACGTGTCTTCAGAGATAAAAAAACCCTACTGAGGGCGTCAGTAGGGGTGGAGAAGGGGTGTTACGCTTGTGGCGGAGCTGCCTGTAGTATCGAGTCGAACGGGAATAGCTGCTGGAGCATTTGCCGACTTTGCGACCCTTGGGGTGCGGCAGTAGGGGGCTGCGCTTGCGCCATCTGGAACCCACGGGTGGGTGTCGCTGGCGGTTGAACACGCGCTTGGGGCGGTGCTACCGGCGCTGGGGGCGCTTCTTCTTCCTCTGGCGTCATACCAGCACCGATGCCGCCGCCCAGAATCAGGCGTTGAGACGTGCTCATGCTCGTCGGTACGCGGCCCTGCGTGGCGGCAGAGGCTCTGGCTACGCCGTATGACCGACGCAGTCCCTCCGCTCCCCAAAACTGCATGACGGCGGTTCCGGTGTCCGTTGATCCCAGACTGCGGAACAGTCGTCCGAGCAGGGACCCTGCCGCCGCAGCGCTGTTGCTGGTGTTCTTGGCGGTACGCGTGATCTGCGAGGTTGTCTGCGCTAGTGAGTTCATAATGCGAATCTCTTCTGGCGAGAACAGTGTGCGCAGCAGCTGGGGATTTTTGCGGTTAGCATCGAACCATTCGCGCGAAAACGTGCTTGAAATCTTGCCGCTAGAGTCGCTAGACGCCGACACAATGCCGTCTGAAATCAGCATGAAAGCGTCCTGCCGCAGCATATCCCACTCGGCGGCAGGTAGTTCGTTCTTAAGCGTGTTCAGCATGCGGATAGACGCCGGTTTGCTAATCAGGCCGCTGAAGGTGCCAGCGAGGATGGTGCTAGCCGCTTCACGCGGACCTAGAATCAGGACGCGAGACCCGTCCTGCATGCCTTCTTTCGTAAGCCGGTTTAGAATACCGCCCTGACTGTTCCATTTGTCCTTGTACTGGCGATAGTTTTTTATGGCATTCGCCCACATGCCCACGGCTGCGTTGTTGCCGTAAAGTAGGTTCTGCTCTGCCATTTGATACAACTTGTCATCGAGCTGCTGTACTGCTTCGCCTGCCGCCGATGCATCACTGCCTACGCCATTACGGGCCTGATTGCTCAGTTGGGTGCGATAAACCTCAATATCTGATAGCGACGCGCCATTTTGAAATGCTTCATCAATCTTGCTTACGATGTTGGTCGTGATTGGGACAGCAAGCGGGTTGTAGTTCTTTGCCAGAGAATCAACGATCTCAGCGCCGTAAGTTGTTGCTGTCGTTGGATCCAGATAAGCAGCGCCTGCGGCGCGCGCTTGTTTATATAGATCGTCGGCGCGCAGACGTGCGGCACCTCTTGCGGCAACCAGCGCAGCCTGTGCCGCTTCGCCGCCCTCTGTGCGCGCTACCGTTGGGCCACCACCGGCAATGATGCGCTGGATTTCGCCAATGTTCTCTTTAACCGCCGCCTCTTGCGCAGCATAGGCACCAATGACTATATTCTTGGCCGTCTCGCCGTAGACGCCTTTTGCAGCCATATCCTCGAACAGCTGCTGCTCCATGTCCCCGCTGACCTGTCCAGTGGTCAAGGACACTGGCACCGGGAGGCCCTGCGCCTGCATCTTTGCAAGTGCTGCCTTTGGAACAGCGCCTCCTCTAATCATCTCCTCAAGGTCAGCATAGACACTCGCCTGCACCTGATCGGGATCGATGCCCACGCTCTTCAGGTAGCGCACAGCCTCTGGGCTGAGCTGGGCGTTACGGTCGAGCGTTCGGGCAGGATTTCTGAACCACGAGGGCACGTTTCCGATCTTGTCTGCAATGAAGCCAAGCGCTTTGCCCAGCCCATACATCCCGCTGCCCCACGCGCCGCCCTCAATGATGGGGCCCGGTTCCAGCGGAGTTTCTGCACTCGCGGCAGACATTACTTCTCCAACAGCCGCTTCCGTAAGCGCGGTCGTTCCTGTGCGCAGACCCAACTGCGCAGGAATTCCCACGCCAGCAACTCCGGCCTCGATCAGTGGCGCGAGGGCCACAGCGCCCGACAACTGCGTCACGGTTGGAATATCCAACCCTCTTGGATTCGGGTAGAAAGTTTTCCAGCCGCGCAGGACCCCGTTTTCACGCACAGGGAACGAGGCGATCACGTTGCCGAAGTCATCGCGCAACGTGGTTGCGTCGGGATCGATGTTTTTAATGCCCGCTTCAAGGCGCGCAGGGTCCAGAGTACTGGCGACCATCGTCATCAGCTGGGTTGTTGCAGCCGGAGAAAGGCCCAAGTCGCGTGCGCCAATGCCCTGCCCAAGGATGGGGACATGTGCGTACTGCACCTTCGCGCCACGGGTCCAGTCGTAGATGTCTCTGGC